TCTACAATTATTGCATCTACTTTTGACATAGATACATAATATAAGATTTAGTTTTTAAATGATATTATTTTTTCTTAAACATATTGACCCCTTTAAGTCCTAGAACAGAACTGTAGCCACCAATAATTAATCCTTGTAACCATAAAGGGAAACGATCTATTTGGTCGAAGAAAGCATCAAGCTTTGCAATCATATTTGGATCATCAGAAAAAACTCCCCAACCAGCGATTAGTAGTGGGATTGAAATTAATATGAGAACGATTTCGTCTTTCCAATCATTTGCTTGATGTTCTTTAATAGTTTTAACCATTTCTATTTCACCATCAATTACTCTTTGCATTTGTTTTTTTTCTGCAACAGATTCTAATATCTTAGCTTCTTTTTTATTCTTCCAAATTTCAGCACCTGTTTTTAATCCAAATTTAACTAATCCAAGCCACATTTTAAATCCTTTGCTAATTCGCAATAATGAATAATTTTATCATATTTTTCTTTTAAGTTCTCACCTTTTTTGTTTCTCACAGCATATTTCACAATATTACCATCTATAAAGTCTAAATTATGCGATATAATAAGCTCTATTGGTTGTATTTTACCTTTGTAATGGTTACCACCTATTTGCTTATCAATAGCCCTCTCCGTTGCTCTATGACGCTTTAACCTAGACAATTTTACCTATCCATCTACCATTATTGTTTAAAACCATTGGAAGCAGTCTTGGTATGCCATCAAGTATAACTCCACAACCTACGATAAATCTTGTTTTAAAGTTTTTAGCATATTGAAACGCTAAACTCTTTTGATTTATTAAACAACCTACATTCATTCCAAAAAATATATTATCTGGGTTTGCCCAATAGCTTATAACAAACTTAGTATGATAATGGCCTTGTACTGCACTCATACCCATAGTTTGAGATACCTTTAAAATATCTGCCGATCTTCCATGTGTAAAAAAACATCTCTGGCCATTTGACATTGTTAAGGTTAAATCATCTACCCATCTCCATTTTTTAGTTCCTAAGAAGTCTCCATAATCTTTTAAGAACTGTCGGCTCATACCATATTTTAATGCTCGTCTATAAACTAAGCTAGAGTGGTTACTATCTACTTCTACCATTTCAGGAAATATGGACTCTAATTGTTTTATAAATTCTTTACTACGATCTAGTTCCATACCCGCAGAATACAAATCGGGGTCATGTGTGTGCATAGAAATAGCATGAAAATCCAACATATCTCCTATGTTGATTATCGTATCTGGTTTAAATTCTTTTTTTATTTCTGTTAAAAATTTTATTGAATCTTTATGGTGATATGGAATGTGCATATCAGAAATTATCAAAATTCTCTTGTGAGGCATACAAGTTATCCTTGTATATTTATTTTTTAGTAATGTAAAGATTACACCTTATCTAACAAGATCATAATTACATATCCCATTGAACTGATTAAAGCACCAACTGAGATTAACATAATTTTTTCTATTCTATTTATTTGTCCTTGAAGATCATTAATTTTATCGTGTGTAGCTTTTTGCATTATACGACAAAGTTTTTCGTGAGATTCTATTTTTTGTAATGCTGTTTTACTCATTTCTTTTTCTTTCTTCTAAGGTCTGTATCGTGTTTTCTTGATCCACGAAGAAAGGAGTTGACTCTCCCTAAACTCCATGCGGCCATAGAAGTTCTTGGTCTTGAACCTGATGATAGGAAAGCCCCTTGTCCTCTACGATATACTTTTTTTAACATACCAAGAGTTATATTTTTTCTACCTTTTGCTTTTGCTCTAAGTATAGAAATAACTCTAGCTGATAGTGGTTTTCTTCTTACTGCCATTATTTTCTTCTCGCTTTAAACATTGATGCTGGTATTCTAGCACCTGATTTATATAAAGATGACATAGTTTTAATAAGACTTGCTCTAGCTGATCTTTTACTACCTTTTAAACCTGATAAATATTTCTTAGGTAAATCAGTTGCCTTATCTTTTGGTACTTTTCTTCTTTTTCTTTTTTTTGACACTTTTTCGCCTTTTTCTATATCTCATCTTATTTATCATTTCTGATAAAGTTGCTGTTGTTGTAAATCCACTCATCTCTTTTTCTTTTTCTTTTTATGTGCAGAGTTTTTCATAAGTCTCCCATCAGGCATATAATGATACCCTCTGGGAGCTTTCTTTCTTTTTTTAGCCATTATCTTTTTTTTCTACCCATTTTTGGCTTTTTTGCTTTTTTCTTTTTTTTCTTTGGCTTCATTCCGCCACCATAATGTCCAGGCATATTATTTTCTCCTTTTTTTAGTTTTCTTTTGTTTTTTCAATATAGCTTTTTGTAAGGCTAATGGTAGTTTTTTTTGTTTCTTTGTTAGTGCCATCTTTTCTCCTTTTATAAATCAATTGCGTTTCCTATTACTGGTTTATACTTTGTTTTACCATCTTCTCTATATGCTCTCAATAATTGTTTTCTTGGATTTTCAGCAACCCAGCTACAATGGATCCAGCCCGAGTTAGGTTCACCAATCTCAAAAAATTCGAGGATCATCTGATCCCAATTGAGATTTGTTTTTATCCAATCAAAGACTTCAGCGTTGCTAATTCCTAGACACTCGAAGTCTGCGGCCTCAGCTTTGGTGTGCTGTGAATTTAAGCTACTACCTATTTTTACACACAACTCAGGTGATCGAAAACAACTTGTTACAGTCACTCTACCAAAATGATCTCTAACTGGTTGCAGTATATTTTCACAAAGTAATTTTAATTTTTTAATTTGATCTGCGTTAGGGTTGTTGCTTATCCCCAATCTGATTGCAGTATCAGATTTTATTAATTCAGATAAAGAAAAATTTCGCGTCAGTTGCATTTTTTTATTCTGGTGGATTATCAATAACAGTTCCACCATCTGCTATCCATTGTTGTATTTCTTGATAATCTGTGTTTGCTTCGTCTAGTGGTACAAAACTTGTTAAATTGTTTTCAACAATATCATATCCACTATATTGATTTCCAATACTATAAACTTTTGTAACTGATGTAAAATTTCTAATCATAATTATAACTCCGCACTTGCTGTAAATCCAATTCCACTTGCACTTCCTGAAGTATGTCGAACATAAAATCCTTCTGGTTTAGAGTTATTAACATTTAAAGTTCCTGAACCAGTATATCCAACTAATGAAACTGATGGATTTGCTCTTTTTGTTACTGAAAAACCAAATGATGTAAATTCCATTTTTGAAGAATGATCTACCACAAGACCTTCGTCTGTAGCTTTTTCATAATATCTCTGACATCTTCCTAAATTCACATCAGTTGGCAAGAACTCAAACTCCGAAGCTGTGTCTGAGGCTTCTAATTGTACGCCTGTAATGTACCATTCGTTTGATGTGCTATCTGCAAGGTTGACTTGACCTACTGCTCTGTTAGCATTTGTTTGACTTTGCCAAGTTGTTGCTAAAGTACCACCACTAAAATCACTTCCTGCGGCTAACCACATTTGTATATCTAAACTTCCAGCGTTGTCATTATCGAACGCACCTGTAGTGTCTGCTGGAAATGTAATTGTTTTCTTTTCCCAAGTGTCAGCAGATGAAATTGTATATGATTTACTTACTATTCTTGAATTATCTCTATCATGTAATCCAGCTATATAAGTTCCTGTTTTGTTAGATTTAACCCAAAACGAAAGAGTTAATTGTTTTGCAGATGAAGTTCCTTTTAATAAATATTGTAAATTTTGTCCTTCAAATTTTTGAATTATTATTAAATTATCACTTGCGGCTGGTGAAGCGTCAGCACTAGTACAATCCATTTTCAAAGACTTTGCAAATCCTTGACCAGTTGGTACATCAGTTGATTGAGATTGTGTCCATGTTCCAATAGAAGATGCAGAAGTTTGAAATCTATCAATCGAATGATAACCAGATGCAGTTATACTAGCTGTTGAAGACGATCTTTGAGCTTGGCTCATATCACCATTAATTATTATATTCCTAAAATTAACTCCATGTGTAGTATCTTTTATTGAATTATTATTGAGTCGTGTTATTGCCATAATTAATTCCCTATCCTATATCCACCGAAGTATGTTGCCTGAAAACCTGTGCCACCCTCTGCATTTTTAGTAAAACCTGAATTTTGTAATCCGCCTAGAGTTAAAAAATCTGATGATCCATTCATGTCAATAATTATAGATGAAAATATAGATTGATCTCCAGCTCTTGAATTTCTTCTAATTAAGTTTGTTTCACCTGACCTAGATCCATTTTTTCTTATTTCCAGTTCTACTGTCGTTCCTGTTTCCATGCTTTCCCAATGTATATTTGCAAACATAAAATATTTACCAGCTATTTGTGGAGTAAATCTACCATTACTCACATTATAAGCACTATTGCTATCAAAAATTTCTGAATTACAAATTAAAGTTGTAAAAGTGCTATGAGATGTGCTTTGACTAGAATTTAAAAAAGCATGAAAAGCTGGTTTTAAAATGTTTTGCGTTGTTAATTTACCAGAACCATCAGAGGTAAGTATGGCGTTACCACCAGCATCTTGTAATGTATTAACTTTTAAAATTGAACTCATGTTATGCTCCTATCCTGTG